GCAGAATAGCGGGGTAACGAAGCCCATCACGTTGATAAATAATCAGCCGGTAGTCTACATGCAGACGGCGGCGGGTGCATCGCTGAGTATCAACCTGAGCGCGGCACAAAGCATATCAGGGTCAATTCTATATTACGTGGAATAAACAGGAGGATTTATGCCAGACGAACAGCCCACCCAAGTGACGGAAGTTGCGGAAGGCGGAGTAACAGAAACACAGGTGACTCAGGAAACATTGGGATGGAAAACGGAAATCCCGGGGAGTCTCAGGGAACATGAAGCGTTTGCGCCTTACAAGACCAAAGATGAATTGTGGAATGGTCATATCGAGGCAGTGAGCAAAATCAAAGACCTTGAAGGCAAGCTGGCCGGAGCAATCCCGAAACTCTCTGAGAACGCCACAGCAGACGAAAAGGCGGCCTATCTCAAGGCAATCGGCGTACCCGAGAAGGCCGAAGACTACGAGATTGAGCTTAAGGAAGGGGAAGACAACGCCCTTGCCCCGTGGTTCAAGGAAGTGGCCCATAAGCTCGGTATGCCAAAAGACACGGCGAAAGGACTCTCCGCTGCATGGAACGAGATGATCTCAAGGGTCACTCAGGCCGAAGCGGAGAAAGCACAGAAAGATTTTGACACGGCCAACGAGGAATTGAAGAAGACATGGGGCAACGAGGCCGAGGCGAACGCGGAGACGGTGAAGCGGGGATACAAGGTATTTTCCGACAACCCGGCCCTGCAATCCCTCATGGACGCAGAGATAAAGATGGGGGAGAAGACAGTCAAGGTGGGGAACCACCCCGGCATGGTCAACCTCATCCTTGAGATCGGAAAGAAGGTCTCGCCCGATACGCTCTTCCCCGGAGGCCCGTCAGGAGGGCCGACAGGAAATTTAGACGAACAGGCGAAAGCCTTTTACAGAACATAGGAGGCAATAAATGAGCACAACGGCTTTGGTAGGCAAATATACAGTAAGCGATATCGTCAACAGTTATTCGTCCATGGACGGAAACGCCATGTACGTGAAGGTGGCAAACGTTCTCGCCCTCAAGTGTCCTCTTTTCAGGCTGCTCCCCATACTGCCGTCAAACCAGATCATGAGCGAGATCACAAGCAAGGTTCTCTCCATGGGTACGGCGAGCCTCAGACGGTTCAACGAATATGTTGTTCCCACGGCGAACCACAGAGTCCCCAGTACGGAGCCTATCGCCATGATTCAGGACTGGTCAGAGGTCGATGCGTCCCTTTACGAGATTCAGAATGACAAGGACCAGTGGCGCATGGATGAGGACATGATCAAGGTCGAGAGCATGACGCAGAGTGTCGAGGATCAGTTTCTTAACGGGAACATATCACAGTACCCTGCGGGCATCAACGGCTTCTTCACCCGGTACAAATCATCCACGGTGAGGCCCAACGGCGTCAGTACGACACGATATAACGTGCAGCTCGCCGGCGGTTCCGGCTCCGACGTGACCAGTATTATTGCTCTTGAGCTTGGCCCCAATAAGGTCTATGGTATCTGTCCCAAAAACAGCCGCGGCGGTCTCAACATCGAGAACAAGGGTAAAGTAACATCCGAATCCAGCACGGGCAGAATGGACGTCTACAGAACCAAGATCGAGATGTTTTTCGGCCTTGTGGTCAAAGACGACAGGTGTGTTCAGCGAATCGCCAACATAGAGATATCGGGGTCAACAAGCCTTTTCGACCCCGCACAGTTGTCTTCGGCCCTTCGCAGACTTCCCGGAGGCGGGCAGGACCCAAACACGGTTATCCTTGTTTCACCTACGGTCATGGATCAGATGGACGCCATGGCCATGGACAAGCTGAACGTCCAGTACACGCCCGATGAAGTGTGGGGAGGTCAGATAACCCGCTTCCAGAGAGTCCCCGTGTATGTTGCGGAGAAGATCAGCGAAGCCCAGACAGCAATATCTTAAGGAGGTGGCGACATGCCTATGTATGATTATTACAAACTGCTCCAGAGCGACACGGCTAACACCGTTGATGCCGTGACAACCGATAAGGTCAACTTCGGCGTCACAAACCCCGGTGTCAATAAAGGGGGCGTCCCTTGGGGGCTTCATGTCATTGTCACGACAGCCTTCGCGGGCCTAGACGAGGGAGTCAATCTCGGTATCGTTCATTCCGCAGACGACGATCTCAGCACATCCAGCGAAGTTCACACGAAGATGTTTGTCCCTGTGGACGAGATGGTTGCCGGCGCTCATTTCTTCATTCCCGCCGGCTCACGACCTCTCCTGCAATACGCCTGCGGTATCTTTGATGCCGTGAGTACAGCCGCCAGCGCCGGGAAAACGACCATGTTCCTCGGCCCGAAGTCCGGTGGGGAGGTTTAAGTATGCGAGCAAAATGCATTCAGGACTGCTTTGACGGTCCACGGGCATGGCAGTACAAGACCGATGGCGGGGAGAAAGGGGATGGCTTTTATGAAGGTATAGACCCTTCGGACCCCATTGCGAAGTACTTCGAGTTCCCTGACGAAAAGATCAACACCGAAATAGCCAAGACCGCGCAAGAACAGGAATCAGACCGGGCGAAAAAAGCGGCTGAAAAGAAAGACAAGAAAAGCAAGTAACAAACCGGGGAGGGGAAACCCTCCCCCTCATTCTTGGGGTGAAACGTGGCATATTCACAGGTCGGGATTCTCAAACTATCTCTTATAAAATGCGGTCAATCGGTACTTCCGTCAACAATTAATGAAGAATCTGTTGCGGCGCGGACGGCAAAGGTGGTATGGGATTACATCCGCGACGAGGTTCTATCATCCGGCGTCCCGTGGAATTTCGCAAAACGGACGGCGGCCCTGGCACAGGATACGATCACCCCCGATGATTATGACTACCGGTACGCCAAGCCCGAATCCTGCTTGAAGATCCTGAGCGTCAAACAGGCCGGCGTTCCCGTGGCATACGTCGAGAGGGGCGACCACATCTACACCGATACGGATAATACCGATGACGATATCATAATGGAACACGTCATCATTGTGACGGATTATTCAAAATGGACGGCACCCTTCGTTAATGCGTTCTCTTTCCGCATGGCCGCCGAACTCGCACCTGTCCTGAAAATGGCGAACGAGAACGACCTGTTGCAGAAGTATCAACTCGCGCTTCTCTCTGCCATTGGCCACAACCAGGGACAGGATTATATCAAGGACGACCCACAGGGAAGTTCATCGTGGGAGGATGCCGGACGATGACGGTCAGGTCGCGGCCCCTCATCAACTCGTTCAACACGGGCGAGGTAACGCCGAAGCTGGATGCTCGTGTTGATTTTTCCAAGTACCAGAGCTCATGCCGCATTCTTGAGAACATGATACCTCTCCCGCAGGGCGGTGCGGTGAGAAGGCCCGGCACGTATTTCGCGTATGAGACGAAGGACTCTGATAAGAAATCGCGCGTCATAGGGTTCCAATTCTCGACGGTTCAGGCGTATATCCTTGAGTTCGGGGACACATATATCAGGGTGTTCAAGGATAAGGGTATTGTGTTGTCGGGTGACGATCCATACGAAATAGTGTCGCCGTACGACGAAGACGATCTCTTTGACCTTAAATTCGTCCCTTCAAACGATGTGGTCTATATCTTTCATCCGTCATATGCCCCGTACAAACTTACCCGCACGGGTCACACGGCATGGACACTCACTGCGGTAACGTGGACATTTGACGATGCTGAAAATATTACCGGGGCGACTCAGGCCGACCCCTGTGTGCTAACTGTCACGGGCCACAGTTTCAGCGCAGGGGATGAGGTTATAGTCCAGTCCGTTGCCGGGATGACGGAAATAAACAATAGGCTGTTTTATGTCAGCGCCCCGGCGACAAACACCCTTGCGCTCAAGAATGTCAATTCTGGCGGGTACACTCCGTATACGTCGGGCGGCACGATCACCCGAAACCCCTACAGCGGGAAGAAGAAGACCATAACGGCTATAACAGAGGCCAACCCCGCCGTTGTGACGTGCGCGGCTCATGGGTATGCCAACGGCACGGTGGTTCTCATCAGGGACGTTGGGGGCATGGTCGAGGTCAACGACCGCATCTTTACCGTTGCGGGTGCGACGACGGACACTTTCCAGTTATCGGGCATAAATAGTTCCGGCTACACGACGTACACAAGCGGGGGCATCATTCAGGCGAAGCCCTTTACGGCAACCAACGAGTACCCGTCATGCGGGGCATTTTTCGAGGGACGGCTGATCCTTGCCCTTGACCAGACCGTATGGGGTTCGCGTCCCGGCGACTATGAGAACTTTCAGGCAGGATCGGACGATGACCACTCGTTTTCCTACACGATAGCCTCAGACCGCGCCGACGGCATCCAATGGATAATGAGCAAGACCTACTGTATGCTCGGCACCATAGGGGGCGTGTGGCGTATCTCGGGGAGTAGTGACGGCCCGATCACCCCTACATCCATTGATGCCAAGAAACAGAGCGATTCCCGCGCCCTGAACGTCGAGCCGGAGATGGTAGACGATACCATCCTGTTTGTCCAGCGGGGGGGAAGAAGGGTTAAGGAACTGGCTTATTCCTTCGCCGAGGACTCACACATTACGAACGACATGACCGTACTGGCAGAGCATATAGGCAAGGGCACGACATCGGCCACGTCGGGGATCTGCGACATGGATTATCAGGCTGAACCGTTCCCAATCCTGCGGTCCGTGAGGAATGACGGTCAACTTTTGGGGTTCGTCCGCGACAGGATGCAACAGGTGGCCGGGTGGTTCAGAACGACGACGGGCAAGACATCCTCCACATCATGGGATAAGGTGGAGAGCGTCGCCGTTATATCGAGCGAGGGTGAAGAAGATGAGGTGTGGGTAATCGTGGCCAGGGAGATAGACGGGTCAACGAAGCGATATGTGGAATACTTCATGCCCCATGAGTTCTTTTCGCAATTGAAAGACTATTTCGGCGTTGATTCGGGCCTGAGCTATGACGGTGGGGATGCCGTAGCGATAACGGGCATCAGTAATGCCAGCCCCGCTATGGTTTCCTGTAACTCCCATTCTTTCGAGGATGGCGATACGGTACGCATATACGGCGTAACGGGCATGACGGAAGTGAACCTTGGCAAGAGTACGGCATATACCGTGGCGAATGCGGGCGCTACCACGTTTGAATTGTCGGGTATCGACTCCACGGGATGGGGCGTGTACGTGTCGGGCGGGTACATCCAGAAGGTGACGGGAACTATCACTGGTCTTGACCACCTTGAAGGACGGACCATCGACATCATGATAGACGGAGCGAAGCACCCTCAGGCGGAGGTTGTCAGCGGCGAGGTCGAACTGTCATGGTACGGCAACCTGATTCACGCAGGTCTTCCGTTCACTCCCATTCTGCAACCCATGAAGATTGAGACGCAGACGGGCGACGGAAGCACGTCACAGGGCAAGGAGAAACGGATATACAACATGACGGCTCGGTTTTACGAGACGTGTGGGGCAAAGTGGGGGTATGATGCGGACCACCTTGACATCGTTCCTTTCGGGACCGGCAGAGCTCCCGAATTGTTCACGGGAGATATGACATATCCCTTCAATGGCGACATCAGCACGAACGGAGACATCTACATCACGCAGGACGGACCCATGCCCATGACGGTCCTGTCCATCATAGCAGAGGTGGCGACGGCGCGATGAACGTACGACGGGCGACAATAGACGACAGCGATATTATCAGGGCGGTATACGGCTCGCCCGGAACATGGGAGGCGGTATCGGATGACAACACCCCCCCGCTTGAGGGCATAGACCTGTCCACCATCCTGTCAAATCCTGTCATGTGTGTTCTGATTGTCGACGATGCGGCGGTATTTTTGTTCCATCCTCACAATTCCGTGATGTTTGAGATGCACAGCGCGGTGAAACCTGAGTTCAGGGGACCGCAGGCGGTGGAGGCGGCCCGTATGGCCGGGTTCTGGATATTTGAACATACCCCCTGCATGAAGATAATAACCCTTATACCGGCAGGCAACGTACCGGCGGTAGTCCTTGCGAGACGGGGGGGGATGGTGAAGGAAGGGACGCTTACCGCATCTTTTCTGAAAGGCGGCAGGCTCATAGACCAATACGTGTACGGCATCACCAAGGAGGCGGCCAAATGCCTATAGGGGCGTTATTCGGAGCAGGGGCGGCGGCGGCAGGGGGAACAGCCGCATTCGGAGGGGCAACCGCGGGGGCCTCCATCGTGGCGGGCACAATAGGGGCGGCGGCAGTTCCAACGGTAGGGGCGGGCATAGGAATAGGCACAGCCGCGGCGGCATCGGCAGGCATCGGAGCCACTATCATGTCGGCCATACCCTATGCCCTCATGGGTGTCAGCGCGATAGGGGCATTGTCGGGTTCTCAAGCGCAGGTGCAGGCGGGCAATGCTTCTGCGGCAACAGCGGAACACAATGCACAGGTAGCGGAATACAACGCCCGTGTCATGGAAGAGAACGCCAAGGCGACAGAACTCGCGTCAGAATACGAAGCCGACAAGATGAAACGGGAGTCTCGGAGGCTAGAGGCAAGGCAAAGAACTCTGTACTCGGCGGCGGGAGTTACGACGGAGGGAAGCCCCTTACTCGTCATGGCGGAAGATGCAGGCATTGCGGCAAAGGACATATATATGACCCGCTATTCGGGCAGGGTAAAGGCACAGCAATACAGGAGTCAGGCCGAAGTTCTGAAAAGCAACGCATCATTTTCCCGGTACACGGGACAGGTGGCACAACTCAATGCGGAATCGCAATCTACGGGAACATTATTGCAGGGTCTGGGAAGCATGGGACGGACATTTTTCATGAGCAGAATGGCTTCACGGGGGTTGCTCGATGCCTAAGATACCGAGATACGAGCAGAGGGTAGGAATGTCGGACGGGGCGGGCATGGCAACGGCCGACAGTCGGCCCGTCGTTGAACCTTACAGCGCAAAGGCAAAGATGTGGGGGCAGGTGAGCGATGCGGCAACGAGCGTAGCCCTGCCCATGCTCCGCTATCAGGAACAGGAGCGCCGCGCCACACAGGCCGTTGAAACCCTTCGTCTCGAGAACGGGCTGAAAATGGAAGCCAGCCAGTTCCTTAATTCCCTCAAGACAAGGAATGACTTTGATAAGTTCGATACCGATTCAGACGCCTTTCTGAATTCGACATACGAGAAATACAGCGGGATGTCGAACGACCCCGCCGTAAAGAGATCGCTTGAAAAGGCGTTTCTCCAGACCCGGTTCCAGATGCAGGTGGGCGTGATGAACCGCAAGGCGGCGGCGATATCGGAGGTGGGGGAGGCGGAACACGTCACCCTGCGGGACATGGCGCTGAAAACATGGGTGGGAGCGTCACCCGAAGACAAGCCCATCGTTGCAAGGGAATATGAACTGAAAGTAAGGGAACTTGCCGACAGAAACGTATTCTCCCTTGGCAAGGCCGAAAACTTTATCCGCACCTTCAACAGCACCGCCCAGGAGCTTGACTTTGAAAAGAAGCTCTATGACAACCCGCGACAGGCCCTTATCGACGCGACGAACCCCGATATGTATCAGGACGTGGACGCGGCAAGGCGGTCGCATTTTGCCGACAGGGCAAGGCAGGCCGTCAAGGCGTTCGGGAAGGATATAGAACAGCAACAGAGGGAACAGGAACGTATTGCCAAAGAACAGAGGAAGGAAGCACAGAGAGCTACGGGCGACACCTTCGTTGGCCGCTTCGTCGAGGGGCAGCTTACCCGTCAGGACATAATGCGTTCAAACCTTGACCCTACGGGAGAGAACAGCAAGGAACATTGGCTCAAGAGACTCGATGAGAAGCCGAAGGCTCCCGAAGGATACACAACGGACAAGATAGTAGAGACAAAACTGTACTCGCGTATTGTGCGCGACCCCGAAGCCGTCACCGACGATGAGATATTAAATACCATCGGGCAGGGACTCAGCCATGAGGACGGTAAGGCACTTATCAACGAGAAGCGCACACGGTTGAAGGAACCGAAAGACCCGGCAGAGGTCGCAATTTACGACAATCTGAAACGCGACAGAAAGGCAGGGCTGTTTGGTACAGACACAGAGGGCGACCTTGAATATGCCAAGCAAGTCGAAGCCTTCAAGAAGTGGCGCAAGGCCAACCCGAAGGAAGACCCGTCAACATACTACGAGAAGTTAACCGAGCCGTATAAAAGGGGGCTGATAGGCACATGGCTTGATTGGGCAAGGTCTGACGAGATTGACCCGAAGAAACGCAGGGAAGAAATGGCGGGTGCAACGTCCGACAAGAAACCGGCAGGGACAACAGGTAAATCTCTCGTCGGGTACAAGAACGGCAAACCCGTGTATGACCTTGGAAACGGGAAATGGCAGGTAGGTGAATAGTGGCTGAGATAATCGAAGCCGGTTCGATAGAACTGGACAAGGACACGCCGAAAATCGTTGACGCTGGCTCCATTGAACTTGACAAGCCGGCTCAGGCGTCGGGTCCTACCATTCAGTCATGGAAAGGCCCTACCTTCATGGACAAGGCATGGAGCCTCTTTGACAATCCAGACAAGGAACAGGCGAAGGCGGTTCAGGCTTTGGTAGACGGAGAGGCACTAGGTATATCCCCGTCAGCCGCATACCGCTATCGTGACCAGATTGACGAGGGCGTGAAGATCAACCCGCAGGCGGCAATGAAGCGGTCTACCCTCACGCAACGGGTGAAGCAGTCCTTTGATACCGGCGTGAAGCAGAACCAGATAGGGGAGATTGGGTATCAGTACATCATGACCGGCGACCCGAAACACCTTGAGGCCATGAGTAAGATAACGGTTCCGGGTGAATCGGATACCTACATTTCAGAGGGGAAGGTTGAAACGGCCATTCGTTCGGCTGCAAAGATGTTCCCCATGATGGCCGATGTCGCCTCGGAGTCTGTAGGAACGGGTTTTACGATGGGCATGGCCTTCGGCGGGACAGCCGCTATCTTGGGGCAGATGGGACCGCAGGCGGCACTACCCGAAGAAGTTGTGACCGTTCCGGCGGCAACCCTGACGGGCTTTACCATCGGGGCGACGGCGAAAGCCTTTGAGTCCTCCCTTCGGAAAGAAGCCGGTCTTGCCCTGTCGGAGATAATCAACCTCAAGGACGAGGGCGGGAGGCAGATAGACCCCGGCATAGCACGGGCGGCTTCATTCGGTATCGGGGCGATCAACGGGGCCATTGAGGTGGCGCAGATCGGCAAGCTGTTGAAAACTGTTCCCGGTCTGGACAAGCTCTTTTCGCGGGCAGTCCTTGAGACGGTGGCAAGCAAGACCGTCAAGGATAAACTGACGGGGCTGGCCATGCTCTATACAAAGACGGTGGCGACAGAGACCGGGCAGGAGGTCGCGCAGGAATCGACGAACATCATCTTTGAAGAACTTGGAAAGAAGGTCAATAATGCGGTCAAGGGTACAGACATCAAGCAGTCTACCATGGATGATATCCTTTCCCGGTTACAGGCGACGGCCATAGAATCGGCGCAGGGTTTCAGCGTCATGGCGGCCCCTGGAAGCATCGTAAAGGCGGGCATGGCAGTTATGCCGCAGAGACAGGAGAAGGCGTCACCACAGCCCGCACAGGCGATTCCATCGGCACCTCAAATATCGGTTAATGCTCCCGGTCTATCAGGTATAGCCACCATTGAATCAGGCGGCGATTACACCGCAGAGAACAAGCAGACGAAGGCGTACGGCAAATACCAGATAATGCCGTCCAATTGGGGAGCATGGGCGAAGGAAGCCGGCCTTTCGGAAGATGCCCCGCAGACACCGGAGAATCAGGAAAAGGTCGCCTCGTATAAATGGAATCAGTATATGGAACGGTTCGGTAGCGAGGAACTTGTGGCAACGGCATGGTTCGCGGGGCCGGGTGCGGCACAACGGCTCATGAACGGGGACACCACCATATTGTCACGTGCTGACGTTACCGGCACGACCGTTGAAGAGTACATTGCAAAAACTACCGGGCGGGAATTCGGCATGGAGGTGGCGGGACAGTCAGCCGCCAACATCGATGATGTCATAACCCGAGCCATTGAGACCGACGAGAGCATAGACGATATAGCAGACAGTTTCTTCGAGGGAGTGGTGACGGATGAAGAACAGATGCAAGGGGAAGAAGGTCTCGCGTGGGCCGAAGGGCAAACGGTAGAGGAAACAGGCCCGTCCATCATTGAACAGGTCAAGACAATCAACGACGCGATAGGCGAGAAGGGGAGTGTTGACCTTACGCCGGTTGTCAACTTGGGCCGGTCAATCTATCAGTCCGGTGCAACCACCTTCGAGAAGTTCAGCGCGAAGATACAGGAACTTGTCGGGGACGCATGGGACAAAGTAAAAGACCTCGTTCGGCAGGCATGGGACGTTATCAGCAACGAATCAGGCAAAATCACTATTGAAAAGGGCAAGAAGAGTGGTAAAATAAAGGATGCCTCTCAGCAAACTCCTAGCCAAACTCTGGCCGAACCCGATAGATCAGTTCAGGGCAAAAGTGAAGCTGAACTGTCTTCTGCGTATAATCAGGCAGAAACTCAAGCAACAACAGAATTAAAGTCCCTCCTTGCCAAGGCTGAAAAGGCTCTGGCATCCGCACAGAAAAGGAATAAACCCACCGCGATCAGGAAGGCACAGGAGAAGGTTCAATCTGTCAAGGCCCGCATCAGGGAAGCGACTGGGCAGACGAAAGGCCCGAAGGTTATCACGGAAATGGATGCCTTGAAAGCCGCCATGAAAAAAGCGGAACAGGCATCACGGGCCGCCTTTAAAGCCGGGAACAAGGCCGCTTTGCGTGAAGCTGTCAGTAATATCAAGACTATCAAACAACAGATAGCCGACTTTGTAGGGCAGCGCAAAAGTGACGATAAGACCGTCACGGAATACGACGCCCTGAAAGCCTCCTTCATCAAGGCCGCGCAAGCCGCAAGGGTAGCCTACCGTGAAGGGAATAAGGCGGGCGTGGAGAAAGCGCGGGAAGGCATGACCCAAGCGTTGACCCGTCTTGAATGGATGAAGCGTCGCCGGGAACGCATAAAGATGGCCCGTGATTACTTCGGGCTGACTGATGCCGACCTCAAGAGCATAAGCAAGAAGAACCCCCTCCTTATGGATGACAGGCAGTTCAACCGTTACATGCAGGGGATAGAGGAAAAGGCTCAGGAACTTGCCGAGACCAAGCAGGCGCGGCTTGAAGTTACCGGGCTGATAGCGGAACGCAGGCTCAAGAAGGTTGATAACTACATCAAGGCGCTTGAATTGCCGCCAATCTCGCAGATGACCACGGAACAGCTGAATGAACTCTTTGACCTGCTGGAGCCGTTTCAGGATGATGATGTTTTCCTGACAAAGCGGGAACTGGAAACGATAGACCGCACAGACCTTTCGGGGATGAGAACATGGCGCGAAGTGACAGAGGCCCTTGCAAAAGAAATAGGCGTCCCCGTCGACGACCTTGCCAATGTTCACCCGTCATGGCGGGACAATTTCAGGTGGGATACCTCTCTTAGAGAGCAGAACCCTTTCTATGATTTTCTGGTAACGTCGATGACCACCGAGATCCTTAACTCCGAAGTCCGGTACCATGAAATAGAAACTCGCGCATATGAGCTCGCGAAGGCATCAGAGAAATCCAGGGACAGAAGCATGGCTGAAAAGGCGATCCCTCAAGATCGTCAGATCATGGATTATCTGGAAGCCGACGACGAGACAAAGGCATCAATTACCGAGAGCATGACCACCGAACAGGTAGAATACGCAACCTTTATTCAGGATTACTTCTCAAGGGCGCTTGAATACCTGATAGCGACGAAAGCGCTTGAAAAGGGCAGGGAAAATTACTTCGTGCATATCCGCAGGTCATTCCTTGAGAACGCAAAGGATGAGGGCATCATATCCGCCTTCAAGAACCTGTTCAAGAATTATCATCAGGATGAGGCTGTGTTCAATATCCTCGACGATAACACGGGTAACATTCTTCCCTTGGAAAAGTTCTTTCAGTTTGCCCTTATGCGGACAGGAGAACTCGTCCCTACGGCAAATGTAACACGGGCGTTCCTGACATATGCCCGTACATTTGAAAAGAAGGTGTCACTCGACAAGATCATACCGAAAATCCAGATATACACACAGGCCCTGACCCCCGCACAGTATACCCCCCGCGGCCTTGAATACGACACATCGTTAAAAAGGTTCGTCAACAAGTGGGTGAACAACAAGAAGGGAAGGAAGATCAGCTATGACGGAGTTATCAAGCAGGGCGGGGCAATCGATCTCGGAATTACCGGCCTGCGCACGTTCATAACCCTTCTCGACCTTGGCCTCAACATCCCCGTAGGTATAGCATCGTTCGTCGGTGAGCAGGTGGCCTCAATGGAAATGCTTGGCACGAAGAATTACACGAAGAGTACGGCAATGATGCAGACAAAGAAGGGCAAGGCAATCATTGAGAAATACCGCGCATTCGTCGGGCGTTCTTTTTGGGAAGATTTCAACGCGCCGGGCAGGGAATTACCCGCCCGATTTGCAGACCTTGCCTTCGGTCTTTTCCATATGTCCAACGTGACCGCGAATAAGCAGTTCTTGTTGGGGTCGTTGACCGAGAAGGAATGGAATAGCGGTGAGATAAGCAGCGAAAGGCTGGCAGAAATTAAACTGGAAATGGGGCGTTTCCGGGTCGTACCTGGTACCGGTTCGCTGGTGGGCAGCACCTCTCTCGGGGATGCCGCCACACAATATAAAAAGTGGGCCGTCCCCATCATGAGAACGCTTGCCACCGACGCCAAGGCGTTGGTTAAGGACCTCAAAAACAAGGGAGCGGGTGAAGCCTTGACGAGCAGGGAGGCAAAGGAACTGTACCGGTTCGTCGGCTTGTCATCGGCCGTTCTCATCACCGGCGCAATCATGGTGGGCGACGATGACGACAGGGATAATTCCATGATAGGCAAACTCAAGAGCAGGGTCTATCGCGAAGCCCTTACGCTCATGCAGGGTGTCGACCCTAAACTATGGCTTGCCACACCCCGTATGCTCGTATGGTTGGGGAAGCTCGGCAACAATCTTCATTCCCTTCTTGTTCTGGAAACATACAAGACGAAACCGGGCCTCAAGGGAGCAAAGGGGTTAAAAGAACAGTTCTCCCCGAGCATGATTCGGGGGTCAGGTAGGGACCAATCAGACAGGAGGAACAGATAGATGAGCGTATCAAGCGAAGTTTACCGGAACCAATACAATTGCACCGGGGCACTCGTCGCCTTTCCGTTTACGTTTGGGATTGGTGAGACTTCGGATCTGGCGGTTATTTTGACTGATTCGGACGGCAACGAGACGACCCTGACGGAAACTACCCATTATACTGTATCGGCAACCAACAGCGATTATTCAGCCGGGGGGACCGTAACCACCGTTGCCACGTATGCCTCTGGATATACGATTACCCTTCTTCGGGATATCCCACTTACTCAGGAAACGGATTTTACGGAAGGGATGCCGACCCTGTATGAATCATTTGAAAGCGGTCTCGATAAACTCACCCGTATAGCACAGCAACTCAAGGAAGGCCAAGATAGGGCGTTGGTGGTTCCCAAATCCGAACCCGATACGGTGAGTCGGGAAATGCCCTCTGTCGACGCGAGGAAGGGGAAATATCTTGCCTTTGATTCAACCACAGGGGAGCCCGTGGCGACAACCACAATAGAGGGTGGGAGTATTACCGTGTCCACCTTTGGGAACACGCTGGTAGGCTCTGCCAATGCGGCGGCGGCGAGAACAACGCTTGAAGCCTATTCGGATGATGAGGTGGATACGCTGATAGCGGCCATTAATAACCCCGCTGGTGTGTATAATCTCAAGCCCGTGGTCAACGCAACGGTAAACAAGCTCGACATCTTTACAAAGTCCGGCGGCGCGGTACCCGACGCGACGAACATCATCAAGGTGTCCATCCCCGACGGTAACGGATCCACTCTGCGTTCTCGGGCGGCGGCCTATCTCTCCGGCACAAGCCAAATCATCATGGTAGACGGTCAGAACTATTGGGGCAAGGGGTCTCTTGACGCTGAGATAAAAACTGCATGGCTCTATGCCATATGGGACGGTACTGGCATCGTCTGGGCGCTGGCAGGGTACTCGGGTTTTCATATGGTCCCGACTACGGTTACCGCGACCGATGATGATTATTTCCTCCTTGAAGCCTCTTCCACTTACACCCGCTCAAACGCTCATTACTGTGTAGCAGTGGCAAAAATCCGGTACGAATATGATACTGGAGATACACCGGATCATACAATTCAGGCGACTGTTGAGAATGCCCCACAGGTGATCTGGAATCCGAAGAGCGACTACGGATTCACCCTGACTTTCCCTACCACATTAACCCAAGGAGCAGATATTGGCCTCACCGGGATACTTTCTGCTGTTATACACCAAACC